ATGACCTGGTGGGCGAACCCCAAGTACAAAGAGTACGACGCGATCATCTGCGACGGGGCGGTGCGAAGCGGGAAGACGCTGTCGATGGGGATGGGCTTTTTCCTGTGGGCGATGCGGCGCTTTAGCGGCGAGCAATTTGCGCTGTGCGGGAAGACGATCGTGTCGCTGCGGCGCAACGTGTTGCATGAGATTTTACCGAAGGTGACGGCGCTGGGCTTTCACTGCGAGGAGAAGCGGAGCGAGAATTTAGTGATCGTGCGAAGCGGAGGGCGGGAAAACCGCTTTTACCTCTTCGGCGGATACGACGAGGGGAGCGCGGCGCTCATCCAGGGCGTGACGCTGGCGGGGGTGCTGTTCGACGAGGCGGCGCTGATGCCGCGCTCGTTTGTGGAGCAGGCGAGCGCGCGATGCAGCGTATCGGGCAGCAAGCTGTGGTTCAACTGCAACCCCGAGGGGCCGATGCACTGGTTTTACCGCGAGTGGATCTTACGCGCGGAGGAGCGCGGGGCGCTGTATCTGCACTTTACGATGGACGACAATCCGTCGCTCTCGCCGCGCATTCGGGCGCGGTACGAAAAGGCATACAGCGGGACATTTTACCGGCGGTTCATCCTGGGCGAGTGGACGGCGGCGAAGGGGCTCATCTATGACTTCTTCGCGCCGCAGGAGTACTGCGCTCGTGTGCCGGAAAAGCCGTGGGAGCGGGTGAGAATCTCCATCGACTACGGGACGGTGAATCCGACGAGTTTTGGGCTGTGGGCGCTCAAGGACGGCGTGTGGTACCGGGCGAGGGAGTATTACTTCGATTCGCGCAGAGAGGGGCGGCAGAAGACGGACGCGGAGTATGTGGCGGACCTTAAAAAGTTCGCAGCGGGGGAGACGGTGGAAAAGGTGATCGTCGACCCGTCGGCGGCGAGCTTTATCGAGGCGCTGCGGCGCGAGGGCTTCCCCGTGAGCAAGGCGGACAACGATGTGGCGGACGGTATCCGCGTGACGGCGAACCTATTGAAGCAGCGAAAGATCGTGATCTGCGAGGGCTGCGAGAGCTGCCTTGCCGAGATCGCGGCGTACTGCTGGGAGGATGGCGGAACGGGAAGAGACCGGCCGAAAAAGGAGAGAGATCACGCGATGGATGAGATGCGGTATTTTGCCGTGTCGATCGCGAAAAAGGAACGCGGAGGCGGCATTGCGATGCGCTCGGTGGAGCGCGCGGCGCGATGAACAAAACGGAAAAGGAGAGGACAGGATGAAAGTACCCTGGCAGAAGGAGAGAAGCACGGGCGGCGAGACCGCCGTGCAGCTGCGCAGCGGCGGACGCAGTACATTCGGCCGGCTTGAGAGCTATGTGCCGTTGCTGGACGGGGAGACAGCGCTTTACCGCGAGGTGCGCGAGGCGGTGCCGGTGGTGGACGCGGCCATCTGCAAGCTGATCCGGCTGACGGGCGGCGTGCGCGTGGCATGCGGCAACGAGCGGGCGGAGCAGGGCTTGCAGCGCTTTTTGTGCGAGGTACCGGTGGGCAGAGGGCAGAGGGGCATCAACGCCTTTTTGGACTGTTACCTCGATTCGCTTTTGACCTGCGGGCGTGCGGTGGGCGAGATCGTACCGGACGCGGAAGGACGCGAGATCGCGGCGGTGCTGTGCGCGGACGTTTCGCAGGTGGAGGTGCGCGAGGGGGATAATCCGCTCGAATTCTGCCTGTGCGGTGTGGATGGCGGCGGGCGCAGCGTGCCGCTCGAGTATCAGGATCTACTGCTCTTTACGCCGCTCAACCCCGAAGCGGGGCACCCTTACGGCGTTTCGATGCTGCGTTCGATGCCGTACTTAACGGGGCTGCTGCTGAAAATTTACGACGCGATGGGAAAGAACTGGGACCGCTGCGGCAATGTGCGCTTTGCGGTGACCTATAAGCCGCAGGACGGCGAGCTTGACCGCGGGGCGGCACAGGAGCGCGCCGAGCAGATCGCCGAGGAATGGTCGCGGGCGATGCAGGAGGGCAGAAACGGCAGCGTGCGCGACTTTGTATCGGTGGGCGATGTATCGATCAAGGCCATCGGCGCGGACAACCAGATCTTGGACAGCGAGACGCCGGTACGGCAGATCTTAGAGCAGCTGGTGGCGAAGACGGGGCTGCCGCCGTTTATGCTGGGGCTGAGCTGGTCGTCGACCGAGCGGATGAGCTCGCAGCAGGCGGATATGCTGACAAGCGAGATCACGGCGCTGCGGCGCACGCTTGAACCGGTCATCGAGCGCGTCTGTACGCTGTGGCTTAGGATGCACGGCTACGGCTGCCGTGCGGTGGTGGACTGGGAGGACATCAACCTGCAGGATGAGGTGGAGGAGGCCAAAGCGGCACTCTACTTGCAGCAGGCGCGAAAGCTCAGGCAGGAAAATGATGAAGCGGAGGGGAAATGAGCATGGAAGTGAGAAAAGAGAGCAATGGGCTCAAAAACAGCATGGTGACGCGCGAGGAACTGGCAATCATCAATCAGTTCACGAAGCGCGCGCTCAAAGAGGACGAGGTCTACACCTTTGCCGTGCGGCTGTGCGACAACGAGGTGGACCGGGACGGCGAGCGCTTTCCGCGCGCGACGCTCGAAGAGCTCGCGGAGCTGTTTGTGGGCAAAAGCGGCATTTTTGACCACGAGTGGACGGCGAAGGGGCAGGCGGCGCGCATCTACCGCACGGAGATCGTGGAGGAAGAGGGCGTTTGCTCGCAGGGAGAGGGGCGCTGCTATCTCAAGGGCTATGCGTATATGCTGCGCGGCGGCGAGAACGACGCGCTGATCGCGCAGATCGAGGGCGGCATCAAAAAGGAAGTGAGCGTGGGGTGCAGCGTGGAAAGGTGCGTGTGCTCCATCTGTGGTGAGGACATCAACACCTGCGCGCACAAAAAGGGCGAAGTGTACGGCGGCAAGGTGTGCTGCGCGGAGCTTGTGAACGCGCAGGACGCGTATGAGTGGAGCTTTGTAGCGGTGCCGGCGCAGCCGAGAGCGGGCGTTTTGAAGCGCTGCGGCGGAGAGGACGCGGGCACGCTCAAAACGCTCGTCAAACGGCGCGGGTCAAGAGCGAACCAGAGGGAGCTTGAAAGCCTTGAAAAGCAGGCGGAGGTCGGTAAGCGCTACTTGAGTGAGCTGCGCGGCGAGGTGAAGCGGCTGATGCTCGTGTGCGAGCAGGAGGCGGATGGCGAGACCATTGAAAAGCTCGCGGAAAAGCTCGACGAGAGCGAGCTCAAGGAGATGGAGAAGCTGTATCGCGGGAAGATGGCGAAAAAGCTGGGGCTGCGCACGCAGCTCACTTACGGCGAGAAGACGAAAGCGGCGGAGGACGAGAGCGACTTTCGCGTGTGAAAAGGAACAAAAAGCAGCGGCGCTTTTTGGATAGAACAACAGATCAAGGAGGAACGGTATGAGCATTTCTTATGAGGGCATCGGCGAGTGGTGCGCAACATTTGTTTGCGGCGCGGTCAGCGAGGGCGACATTGTGAAGGTGAGCGCGAACGGCACGGTGGGCAAGTGCACGGCGGGCGACGGCTTCTGCGGCGTGGTGCGCGCCGTCGCGCATGACGGCAAGGCCTGCACGGTGCAGCTCAGCGGCCTTGCGAGCGTGAAGTACAGCGGCACGGCGCCTGCGGTAGGCTTTAGCGAGCTGGTGGCGGACGGCTCGGGCGGCGTGAGCAAGCCGGGCGACAACCAGAACGGCAGCAGCTATCTTGTGCTGAGCGTGGACAGCGCGGCGGGCAAGGCTGTCATCAAGCTTTAAGGAGGAGAAGGACAAATGGCTTATCAGTATGAAAATGTGAAGCTCGAAAAGGGTATGTACGGTCAAAGCGGCAAGAGCTTTCTGAAGGTGCTCGAATCGCTCGACCCGAGCGAGAACTACAAGGGCACGGCGCTCGAGGGACTCGACGCCTTCCAGCGCCAGCTCAAGCGCTTTGATATCCACGTCAAGGGCGCGGGCAGCGACATGGTGGAAAAGTTTTTCCACACGAGCGAATCGTCCGTGCTGTTCCCGGAGTTCGTCTCCCGCGTGGTGCGCCAGGGCATGGAAAGCGATATCCTGCCCGACATCACTGCGACCGTGACGAATTTTGACGGCATGGACTACCGCTCTATCGCGTCCGTTCCGACGGACGACGACGAGGAGCTCAAGCGCGTGGAGGAGGGCGCGGGCATCCCGACGACCAGCATCCGCACGCAGGAAAACCTTGTGAAGCTCCACAAACGCGGCAGAATGCTCGTCGCGTCCTATGAGGCGATCCGCTTCCAGCGACTGGACCTCTTCTCTGTGACGCTGCGCCAGATCGGCGCGTACATCGCGCGCATGCACTTAAAGGACGCCATCGACGTTTTGATGAACGGCGACGGCAACAACAATGCGGCAACAAGCTATACCATCGGCGATGACGGCATCGGCGGCACGAAGGGCACGCTGAGCTATGACGCGCTGCTGGGCTTCTGGTCGCAGTTTGACCCCTATACGATGAACACGATGCTGATGGGCAGCGACATGATGCTCGCGATGCTCAAGCTCTCGGAGTTCCAGAACCCGCTGACGGGCCTCAACTTCCAGGGCACGGGCACGCTCGCGACCCCGCTGGGTGCGAAGCTCCTGCGCACGAGCGCAATGCCCGCGGGCAAGATCATCGGCCTTGACAAGAACTATGCGCTCGAGCGCATCTGTGGCAGCGAGGTGCTGGTCGAGTACGACAAGCTCATCGACCGCCAGCTGGAGCGCGCGGCCATCACGAGCATTTCCGGCTTTGCAAAGCCGTATCAGGAGGCCTCGAAGGTGCTGTCCTTACAGTAAAAAGTAAGGAGGAAGAGCGAATGGCGGAGAGCATGAGCGAGCAGATCTTTTCGATCGCGTGTGCGCTGAGCAAGGCGGACGAGAGCGAGAAGAGCATGCTCCGAATGATCTGCACGGCGCAGGAGGAGAGCCTTGTGCGCGCGCTGAAAGAGGGCGTCGCCAAGGAGGACTGCGAGAGCGCGTTTATCTGCGCGGCGTCGTGGTTGGCGGCGGCCGCGCTGGAGAGCGCGAGAGCGGGTGGGGAGGAGTTCTCCTCCCTGCGCGCGGGCGACCTGACAGTGACGAAGCGTTCGTCCGATGAGGGGAGCAAAAGACTGTCGCTGCTGCGCGAGCAGGCGTGGGCGCTGATGCGTCCGTATACGACGGACGGCGGGTTCTGCTTCCGCGGGGTGGAAGCATGAATCGGGCACTGAGTGAGGCGTTCGCACGCTATGGCATGAGCGTTTTGGTGCTGCACGGCGGAGAGACGGCGGAGACGAAGGCGTTTTTGCAGCTTGTGAAGAAGGAGAACGGCGAGGAGCCGTTCTCTGTGACGGCGCTGGGAGCGGTCGACGAGCAGTGCTGGCGGTATCTGGGACCGGCGGACGTTGCGGTCGCAATGGGCGACTTTGTGCAGTGCGGAGAGAAGCGGTATGTCGTGCGCGCGGCGGGGCCGTTTTACGTGGGTGAGGAGATCGCCTACTACTGGGCGATGCTGCATCCGAAGGAGGAAGAGGCATGA